GTCAGTCAGGTGTTGAGGTCTACGCCTATGTCCCGGAATCCTAATTGTACCAACTGCGACCTGTGCAACAAGTCCCCGGTGATCTGCTCCCCCGGGACAGGGAATGTCAAAACCCCGAGGCTAATGGTCGTTATGGAGTCCCCCACTGCTAGGGAAGCAAAGGGGGGCCGATACCTGCAAAGTGAAGCAGGCCAGGCGCTGCTGACGATGTTGGAGAACCAAGGCATCAGTCGATCTGACCTCTTCATTAGTCATGCTCTGGGGTGCGTGGTACCCTACAAGCAAAAAGTGAAAGCCTCACACCTAAAGGGGTGTTTGCCGTATTTGCGTGAAGAAATAGAGAAAATTCGGCCGCCTTGGGTGCTGTTGTGCGGGTCCTCCCCACTGAAGGCCATTAGGCGGACCGGGATCATGGACTATCATGCTAACCCTATTGAACTGGACGGGATTAACTACTTCCCAATGATGTCCCCAGGGGTGATAGTCCGGGATCCGAGCCGTAAGCCAATCATTGAAAAGGCCATTGAGAAGCTAGCCCAACTGATTCGAGGGGAGTATGAAGAACCAGAGGAAATTGAATGGTACGTAGTGACCCCAGAGAACGTAGAGGGTTTCCTATCTGCTTGGGATGAGTCCAAGGAAATATCTTTTGACGTTGAGACCACTGGGCGGATCCAGCAATCCCCTGATTTTCGGGTTAACTCAATTGCCTTTACTTTCAGCAACTTGGTGTCCTGGTGCCTCCCTCTGGAAAAGAACGATGATCCCGTGTGGGCCGCTAAGCTACTTAAGCAGCTAGGTAGCCGTAACGGCAACGAAGATAAGGAGTTCATTGCCCATAACGGCAAGTTTGACAACAATTCCATCTTCTCCCAATACGGCTTTCGGTTCTATTTGGGCTTTGACACCATGCTGGCATCCCACTTGCTGGACGAGAATAGCCCAAACGGTTTGAAGTTCCTAGCTCAGGTCTATTGCGGTGCAGAGGACTATGATGACTTAACCCTCCGGGAAAAGACTGGCCACCTTCCGCCCGAGAAACTTAAAAAGCTTTACCGATACAATTGCCTTGATACGTACTACACTATGCTCATCAAGCGCCTGTTCCGGATGAAGCTGGTAAAGCACCGCCGACTGAATAGGTTATTCAAGAGGCTGGTAATGCCGGCCGCCAGGGCTTTTGAGGTAATTGACTACCGAGGCCATTACATTCGCATGGATGCGTTAGAGCAGGCTAGAGCTACAACCACGGCGCGGATCATTGAACTTGAGCAGGAAATGAACAAGTACCAGCCAGGCCGTAAGCCCATCAATTGGGGGTCTCCTTCCCAGGTGAGCAAGTTCCTGTACGGCCATCTGAAGCTTGAATCCACTGTACTTACTGGCGACGGTAAGCCCTCCACCGGAGAAGCCGCGCTAATAGATTTGAAGGACAAGCACCCGATTGTTAACCTGCTGTTGGAATGGAGAGGGGCGAAAAAGAACCTGTCTACTTACATTGATGGTTACAGTGATCTGATGGTGGGAAACAAGCTTTACATTAGCACCAAGCTTCACGGAACGGTTACCGGGCGATTCTCATCACGTCTACATCAGACACCCAGGGATGGCACTATCCGCAATATCTATGGGGCACCCCCAGGCTACTTATACGTCTGTGCTGACTTCTCTCAGATTGAGTTGCGCCTTGTGGCTGATGCGTCAGGGGATCCTACCTTGCGACATATCTTCCGAACTGGCGGTGACGTCCATGTGGCTACCGCCCAAGCGGCCATGGGTAGTGACGACATCCCCACGAAGGATCAACGTAAGGCTGCGAAGTCGATTAACTTCGGCTATATCTACGGCATGGGATGGCGTAAGTACAAGTCTTATGCCAAAGAGAAATACGGGGTGGAGGTAACAGATATTGAGTCACAGCAGTTTCGGAAGAGATTTTTTGGTAATTACTATGGCCTTGAGCCCTGGCATGAGCGCGTCCGACAGCGCGTTGCTGCTCAGGGCTTTATGGCCTATCCCTCTGGTCGCATCCGTCGCCTTCCAGGGGTATTTTCCTCCGAGGAGTCGGTTCGTGCTGAAGCAATGAGACAGGCAATCAATAGTCCAATTCAGGGGTTTGGGTCCGGGGATTTAAAGGTCATGGCACTGCTCAGCCTTTTCGAAGAATTTGAGATGGCAGGCAAGGATGACCTATTATTGACGGGGGAGGTTCACGATTCCATCCTCGGCTGGGTGCGTGAGGACAAGGTTCAGGAAATTGGCCCGCGGATTAAGCAGCTCATGGAGCACCCGAAGTTGTTGGACCACTTTGGGATTGAAATTTCCGTGCCCCTCGTCGTGGATGTTGAGATTGGCGACTATTGGGGCGATGATAAATACACCTTCTAGGAGAACATGATGGCGCGAAAAGTGATGACTATGCGTTGGTCAGCAATTCGAACCTGGCGCAAATGCCAGCAGCTGTATAAGTATAAGTACATCAATCTCTACAAGAAGCGTCGACCGGCCGCCCCACTGATCCGGGGTAGTATTCTAGGGGAGTGTTTGGACAAGAGGGCTGAGGGGAAGTCATTTGACCCCGTGATTCAAAAGTATCAGAAGGAGTACGGGAAGCTATTTAAGGAAGAACAGGAGGAGTACGGTGACCTACTCGGGGAATGCGCCCGAATCATCAATAACTATATTGAGACCTACCAGGACGATGGCCTAGAGTACCTGAAAGGACCCGACGGGAATCCCTACGAGATTGAGGTGAAGACGGACCTCAAAGTGGATGACTACAAGGTTCGATTTCAGGGCCACATCGATAAGCTGGCTCTCGACACTAAAGACCGCCTGCTGGTGATGGACCACAAGTCCCACAAGACCATTCCCGACAGCTCAGCCCGCTTTAATGACCTCCAGCTACTAACCTATGTATGGCTACTTCCTCAGAGTGACTTGGAGATGGAAGCTGACGGCGTGCTGTGGGACTACCTTCGCACCAAGCCCCCCACCGTCCCTGAAGAGTTGAAGCGGGGGGGCCTGACGAAACGGGCCAACCTCGACACCGACTACGCCACCTACCTGGGTGAGATCACTCGCTTGGGGCTGAACCCGGAGGATTACCGCGACATATTAAACCGGCTTAAGGAGGCGGGATTGACTCGGTATTTTGAGCGTGTTACATTACCAGCTCCGGGAAAATCAATGATCCAAAACATGGCAGCTGACTTCATGGAGACTATCCGACATATTATCTACGCAATGGATCGCGGGATGTTTGTCAGAAGTATGACCCGTGAGTGCTCCCGCTGTGAATTTCATGCCCTTTGTGCGGCTGAGTTAAGGGGACTTGACACCGACTTTATTCTGAAGCATGATTATGTCCAGGTGGATGGAGACGACCCCCATTCCCGAAAGTACAAGCCCATCAAAGTCTAGGAGATACCATGGCTATCGTCAAAAGTTCGCAGGCAGAGAAAAAATCCCCCTACAGCGCCATCATGAGTAGGATTCAGCCCGTGCATGAACTTCCCTTGACCCTCTCCGCCCTGTTCTACGGTCGCAGCGGTACGGGGAAAACCACTCTAGCGGCGTCATTTCCGAAGCCCGCCCTAATCTTGGATATCCGAGAGAAAGGTACCGACTCAGTCTATGATGTTCCGGGGATCGACGTCCTGTCAGTCACCGATTGGGACGATATTGAAGAGGTCTACTGGATGCTGAAGAAGGAGGGCAACTACAAGACCGTAATCATTGACCAAGTGTCTGCTATGCAAGACCTGTGCCGTGAAAAAATCATGGCGGATGACAATGCCTCAAAAATGAGTCTTCGACTGTTTGGAGAGCTATCTGGCCGCATGAAGGAATGGCTGACAAGCTATCGAGACCTGATCGATGACAACATCCACGTGGTGTTTCTGGCCCATGATCGCACCTTTGGCAATGATGAGGCCGAAGACGAAGACCAGATGATTGACCCGACAGTCGGTCCCCGCGTGATGCCGAGTGTAGCATCAACCCTGTGCGGCCTAGTGAAGGTTGTGGGCTGCACTCACATCCAAGAATCCTATGGTAAACGTGACCCCAAGACTCGCAAGCGAGACCGGGTAGTCAACTATTGTTTGCGTGTTGGGGCGAATGGCGTATATACTACGAAGGTTCGCACCAGCAAAAAGAATCCTGTCCCTCCCCTCATGGTCGACCCCAGTTTTGAAGGTCTGATGACAATGATGAGGGGGACGGATATCACCCCCAGTGCCCCCCGTGGGGCTAAAACTCGTATCAAAAGGAGCACTTAAACATGGCATTCCGCAAAAGTAAAGGCAAAAAATCCGCTGGTATCTCGGTTGATTTCGAGGGAGTTGAGGCCGGCGGCCGATCCCTTCCCGATGGCACCTATGCGTGCGTGGTGGATGGGATCCCTGAGTTGAAGGAGTCTCAGGGGGGGAATGAGTACATCTCTTGGACCCTGAAAGTCGACTCGGGCAAGTACAAGGGGCGAAAGGTCTGGCACAACACCAGTCTCCAGCCGCAGGCTCTCTGGAACCTGCGCAACATGCTGGAGGCAATGGGAATTCAAGTTGAGGATGGTGCAATGGACTTGGAGCTGGATGAGTTCGAAGGGCAGGCCGTGGGGGTCATCGTGGTGAACGAGAAGTATGAGGGCAAAGATCGCCCGCGTGCCTCCGAGTTCATTCCGGTGGAAGATGTCGAAGATGACGACGGAGACGACGACCCGGAGGAGGATGGCGCGGATGAAGACGACGAGCCCTCGCCCAAGAAAACCTCCCGCAAGAAGAAAGCCCCCGAGCCCGAGTTTAAAGTCGGCCAGAAGGTGACCTTCGAGGACGACGGAGAGGAAGTCGCTGGCAAGATCACCGAAC